ATAGTAGATAATGCTAACGCAGGAACACAGGCTAAGATCGACGCTCAGGTAGCTTTAGACCAGTTTACTGAACTATCTAGACAGACTAATTTAACAAGAGATCAAGAAATTGCCGAAGCAGAAAGAGAATTAGAGGAGCAAAAACTAGCATCAAAAAATAAGATGTTAGACGATTTAATTGCAATCGGAGGGGCAGAAACTAAATTCGGAAAAGCTATGTTAATTGCAAAACAGTTATTATTAGCTAGGGAATTAATAATGGACATTCAAGGGACTACTTCTGCCGCAATAGCAGCAGCTAATAAATCTACAATTAAAGGTTCAGAGGCTACTGTAGATATAGCGACTGGAGCAGCAAAATCCGTATCTGCGTTTGCGCCACCTTTTAACATACCGATTATTATAGGATATGCTGCACAAGCCGTTGGAATAGTTAGTGCTATTAGAGGGGCTTTAAGTAAGTCAAAAGCTGCTACAGGAAAATTCGGAGCTTCTGGAGGAGGTGGGTCAACGCCTTCTGTACCACAAACAGCTACTCCTTCAATACCACCTGCATTTAATATAGTAGGAGGTAGCGAAACAAATCAATTAGCGGACGCTATAGGCGGTCAGAGTCAGCAACCTGTCCAAGCTTTTGTTGTAGCGAGTGAGGTTACAAGCGCACAAAGCCTAGAGAGAAATATTATTTCTGGCGCAACAATAGGATAGATATACAAATTTTAACTTTAATTACGTTATATATATATGAGGATTGTAGAATTAGTTTTAGACGAAGAACAAGAGGATGGTGGAATCGAAGCAATAAGTATTGTTGAAAGCCCCGCAATAGAGTCGGATTTTGTAGCTTTAAAATCTCAAGAGATAAAATTAGCCACATTAGATGAAGACAAAAAAATATTATTAGGAGCTTTATTGATTCCTAATAAACCAATATATAGAAATGGAGATGAGGGCGAGTACTACATTTTCTTTTCTAAAGATACAGTTGTTAAGGCATCACAGATGTACTTAAAAAACGGGTATCAAAACAACTCAACTCTTGAACACGATCAAGCATTGAAGGGTCTGACGTTAGTCGAGAGTTGGATAGTTGAAAGCGAAACACAAGATAAATCTAGAAAGTACGGTCTTAATGTTCCTGTAGGAACTTGGATGGGTGCGGTAAAAGTAAACAACGATGAAATATGGAACGAATATGTTAAAACTGATAAGGTCAAAGGTTTCTCTATTGAAGGCTATTTTGCTGATAAAATGGAACGACCAAAAGAAAAAAAAGAAGAAAACTTCTCGAAAGACGAAAAAATCCTTGAAGAAATAGTAAACATCTTAACTTTAAATAATGCAAAGAAATAGAGCTAATCAGGGAATATTTATTCCTAGTAGGACGTCGCCTACTGGCAGCGGGAGGGCGTGTTTATGTTGGGATAAGAATACTTATTCTAGAGAATGCTGTGATGGTTCTATACGCTCACAAGGCATAGGAGTAATAACAAGAACAGAGTAATAATACAAATTTTAATAATTAATCCGTTATATATATAATATGAAATCAACTGAAATGATCAATCAAATTAAGACACTTCTAAACATCGAGGTCAAACTTGAAGAAATGAAGTTAGAAAATGGTACTATAGTTAGTGCCGAATCCTTTGAAAAGGATAAAGAAATCTTTATTGTTACCGACGATGAGAAGGTAGCCATGCCTGTAGGCGAGTATTTACTTGAAGATGGTAGACTTGTAGTTGTATCCGAAGAGGGTATGATAGCAGACGTAAGAGAAGTAGCTGACGAAGTACCTGCAAAGGAAACTGAGGAGGGCGAAGAAATTACTTCTGACTTAGAAGAGGAGGACAAAAAAGAGGACAAAAAAGAAGAGATGGGATATGCTACTAAAGAGGAGTTATCGGCAGCAGTAAAAGAAATCAAAGCTAATATCGAAGAAATCAAAGAAATGATGATGCCTAAAGAAGAGGATTTGTCAGACGATTCAGAAAGTGTTTTAAAAACTAGAACAGTAAAAGAAGAGTTTTCTGAGGCTGCGGCTAAACCGATTAAACATAACCCTGAGGCAGAAAATAAAAAGAAGCAAGTTAATTTTGCAAAAGGCAATTTTAATTCTACGGCATTAGATAGAGTATTAAATAAATTAAATAAATAAATAAATATGGGAACTTTTAACTTCACATCTAACGATGTAAATTACAATCAAGTAGGTCAATCCTATTATACCGTTACTGGAGATATTTCAGAAAGCGATATAGGAAACGACCACAACGTAGGAACTGATGGATTAACGATCGGTATTCCAAAAATTACAGCAGGCAATTTAGGATGCACAATATTCTTTAGAAATTCAGGTGCAGCAGGAAACAACAAATTAGTTATTTCGCCTGACGATTCAAACAAAATAATTGGATCAGTTACTTTATCAGCTTCTGTAGTAATAGCAGGCGGTGTTTTAGGTAAAGACTGGGAAAATACTAAAGCAACATCTATACAAGGAGACTGGTGTGCTATAAGAGCGGTAAGTTTAACAGAATGGTATATCATAGGTTGCCAAGGAATCTGGGCATCAGAAGCATAATATTAATCAATAAAATAAAAAAATATGAGTAATCAAAGAAATGTAGAATTAGCTACTGTAACTAACATAACTACATCTTATGCAGGAGAATTTGCAGGAGAGTATATCGCAGCAGCTTTGTTATCTGCTTCTACTATCGACGATGGTGGATTAACAGTAAAGGCGAATATCGCTTTTAAAGAAGTAATCAAAAAATTGGCTACAGGAAACTTAGTGTCTCCTGCGTCATGTGATTTTAACCCGAACTCTTCTGTAACATTAACAGAAAGAATTATCCAACCAATCGAATTGCAAGTAAATTTACAGTTATGTAAGTATGACTTTGTGAACGATTGGGAAGCACAATCAATGGGCTACGGATTAGGTCAAACTTTACCACCAAAATTTTCTGACTTTATGATCGCTCATGTAGCGGCAGAAGTAGCTCAGAATACTGAATTTTGTATATGGCAAGGGGATACAGCGGCAGCAGCTAATAACTCTTTTGATGGATTTCAAAAGCTAATTGCAACAGCAGCAGCGGCAGGAGATATTCCAGCAGCTCAACAAGTTACAGCAGCAACGCTTTCAGCAGCAAATATTATCGTTGAATTAAGTAAAGTAGTAGATGCAATTCCTGCACAATTATATGGAAAAGAAGATCTATTCTTATATATCGGTTCAGCAGCAGCTAAATTCTACGTTCAAGCGTTAGGAGGTTTTGCAGCTCAAGGATTAGGTGGTAACGGTACAAATGCACAAGGAACTCAATGGTGGAACAATGGATCACTAACGGTTAACGGTGTGAAGATTTTTGTTTGTCCAGGAATGGGAATTAACAAAATGTATGCAGCACAAAGATCTAATCTTTACTTTGGAACTGGTATCTTAAATGATACAAATGTCGTAAAGGTTTTAGACATGAATGATCTAGACGCTTCTAATAATGTTAGAATGGTTATGAGATTTACAAGTGCAGTTCAATTTGGTGTAGCATCTGATATTGTAGAATACGCAGCTTAAAACTAATAATTAATCATAAAATTTGGGTAAGTAGGAATTATCTGCTTACCCTTTTTTTTTAAAAAAATAAACTTATGGCATGTAATTTAGCAACAGGACGAAAAGTCCCATGTAAATCCGCTTTTGGCGGTATTAAAACTGTGTTTATGGCTGATTTCGGTACTATTACTGGATTAACTATAGATGCAACAACTAAGGAGGTTACTGCGTTTGCGGGTTCGCCGTCTTGGTATCAATATGATGTTAAAGGTAACTCATCTTTAGAAACGACAGTAACGTCATCTAGAGAAAACGGAACTACATTTTACACTCAGACATTAAATTTAACTTTAACATTCTTAGATGCGAAGACTCAGGCAGAGCTACAAACAGTAGCTGTAGCAAGACCTTACGTTGTAGTGGAGGATTACTACGGGAACAGCTTCCTGTGTGGATTTGAAAACGGAATGGAATTAACAGGCGGAACAGTAGTAACTGGAGCTGCGGCAGGAGATCTGTCAGGCTTTACTATTACTATGGAAGGCATGGAAGAGAGAGCACCGTATTTCTTAACTACGGCAGTAACAACTTCTGCGGCTCAAATCGATCCGACATTAACAGCACCACCAGTACCCGGTGCTTAATAATAGTTAGTTTTTTTGTTAAAATTAGAGCCTCCATAATAGGGGGCTTTTTTTTTGTTATGGCTAATTTCACAAATTCATTGATTTTTTACGTTATATAAGTGTATGATAATCTTAAAGACTTTAACCACCGTTCAAACTTTTTCTGTAATACCTAGACAGTATGATGATAGTGCTTTTACAATAAGAGTAAGAGACGATAGCACTAATATTACAGTTGATTATTTAAATAAGTCTGGGACTACAGTAGGTAATTATTTAAACATTAATCT